CCAGTTATAACCTAAACCACCACTGTTACCTTGACCGGATGTTCCAGAACCTACTCCACCAGTGCCTCCTCCGCCGGATCCACCAGAATTTCCAGTTCCTCCAAATTGTGCTCCGCCACCTCCGCCGATTGTACCTATAATAGTTGCACGAACACTTAATTGGCTAACATACATGTAATTTGTACTTGTGCCGCCGGTAAAAAATGAAACATATATTTGGTTAGATGAGTTGGCTGTAAAAATAAAACTATACTGAGACCAGGTTAAACTTAAAGATGGAATGCTTGTAGCTGTTGCTAACGTGTTTCCACTATTGTATGCGTTGTCTGTAAATGAAATAGTTCCTGTGCTGAAATTTGAACTTCCTTTAGCCCAGAAACTAACAACATATTGTGTACCATTTGTTAATCCCGAGACAAGAAACGTTGAATAGACATTACTACCGCCAGTAGAAGTTAACACTACACTTCCGCCTCCGTTAGGGCCGTTTCCTGTAAATAGTCCTACTGTTGCGCTTGATTGAGCACTCCACCCTGTAGTTGCACTGAATGAATAATTTGTGTTGTATTCTGTTCCGCTGGCTAATGCACTAGCATAACCGTTATATCCAATGCCTAAAGAACCTCCAGGGCCACCATTGCCAACAATAAGTTGATATGTTGTTCCTGGAGTAACTGACACTGATGAATTATAAATTAAGCCGCCAGCGCCACCTCCTGATCCACCACCACCGTTAGTTCCACCACCGCCACCGCCACCGGCTACTACAAGTGCTTCTACTTGTGTAACACCTGGTGGGCATGTCCAATAATTAGATGTTATGAATTTTTGACTTATTAAAGATTCGTTGCTTACGGCTGATAATTGTGTATTTGTTCTTTTGTATCTAACTAATACTACACCAGATCCGCCAGCTCCGCCGCCGGTTAATCCAACACCTCCACCACCACCTCCGCCTGTATTTGTTGCGCCAGATTTTGCAGAAACGGTCCCAGTACCAGCTGAGCCACCGCCTCCTAACCCACCAACGCCGTATGGTGTAACAACAATATTGCCACCGCCACCGCCACCGCCACCAAAATATCCGCTTGCTCCGTATGCACTAAATTGCGGAAAGTATAATCCAACTCCACCTTGACCGCCAAGGTTAAATGCATTTTGTGCATTTCCAGATGCATTGCCGCCGTTGCCTCCGGCACCGCCACCACCACCTGCAGGATAAGGACTTGTTCCGCCGTAACTTTGGCCACCACTAAACCCTTGTCCAGCAGTTCCTGGACCGCCATTTAATGTTGTTGAGGCCAATAATGCAGCACTGCCTCCACCTGATCCACCGGCGGCACCTTGGGCAGGGGTTCCGCCAGAACCTCCAAACCCTCCGCCGTTTGCAACTAATGTTCCAAATTGGCTATATTGGCCACTAGTACCGTTAACGTTTGATCCTGCTGTAGAACCGGATCCACCTGATCCAACTACAACGGTATAAGTATTTCCTGGAATAACTGGATAGTTTGAATTATATACAACACCACCAGCACCTCCTCCCGCTCCATTATCTGCACCAGATCCGCCACCACCTACAACTAGAACTTCTACACTAGTAACATCTTGTGGACAAGTCCAGTTGTAATTTGATCCTAGGTTAACAAAACTTTGTATAGTATATTGATCATCTATACTACTTTGATTTTGTAATTCTTCTAATCTATATATTCCGCCAGATATTGGACCTACATCGTCTTGTGCGCGAGTAATTGCAACACTGGTTACAGGAATAAAACTTGTTGTCCCTAATTGATACTCTAACTGACACCCCCAAATATAAATCCCTGACCCCGATGTTCCTGTGTATGTTGGAGTAGCATCTCCAGTAGTAGTGTATATACAAACCCGATGAGTTCCGTATGTTCCTGCTGGTCGAGTTACACTACAGCGATACCATCCGTTCCCAACAGGCACCATACTTAATTGACTATTTCCACCTGCTATTGTTCCAGTAGCACCAGTTGATAAGTTAAAATAATTTCTATAATTAGCAACGCCTTGGTGCGTATTATCAATAATGAGCCAACTACGCTCTGCGGCTTTTGCAAAAATACTAAGTGTGTATGCTAAACCATTGGTTGAACCCAATTGGTTTTCAACACCGTGCAGAGTATTTGCAGTAGTTTCTTGAATTTTACAAGCGGTAGTAGTACCGTCAGGGGCGACAGCAGCGGCTGTCGCTATAGTAGAGTTATTTGTTGACCAGTAAGTAACATTTGAAAAATCTGAACTACCGGTAACAATATTAGTACTTGCTGGTTCAATCAATACTGTCGGTTGAGTCCAAGAACCGTTCACATAAGAGTAATTTAAGCGAGGTTGATTAATAGCAGCTGTGGTTAATACACCACTACTGTTAAAATATGTGCCTGTGCTGGCACGACTGACAAAGCCTGTGGTAGGTTGTTTTTGGCTAGTTAAGACGCCACCTATAAAACGGTTTGCCATTTTAAGGAGCTCCTTAGCTAATTATTTCGTAGCTGACTGTTACCGTTAAGACGCTGGCTGTACCTGCTGTAACACCTAAACTGGTATTTTCTGGCAAGTAAATTTGTGTGCTTTTGTCTAATGCAATTAACGAAGCGTTAGCTGGAATACTAACGGTGCTAGCCATTGGGCTTGCTGTACCGCCTGCACTGGCCGCACTACAATAACTCAATGTAAAGTTACAAGCGTTTGTACCGTTTGTGTTGGAAACAATAACATTATTAATCTTTAACACTTGGTTACTGCTGGCTGCGTTACTTACTAAACTAGTAATACTAGTAGTACTCAACGCTACAGTACTGGTTGTTCCTGTAATTGATTGTACGTTTACTATATTTGGAGCTGTCATTTTCTAATCCTTTTGTATATTTATCCACCGAATACCATGGACATTGCAATACTGCGACCCATAGTGGCTACTTTGTTATTACCCACGTATGCGTAAGTTGTATCGCTAGTTGTTGTGCCGCCTAAATAAATGTTTGATCCTGTAGCGCCAATTACAACTGTTCCTGTGACACCTGCACCTATGTTCAATGTGCCAGATGTAACATTGGTAGTAATGGCTGCTGTTCCACTAGATGTATTGCCCAGTATACTCAATATTGAGTTACCAGTATTTTGCCCAATGTACACAGTAGTACCTGGTGCTCCAATATTCATTGTGGTTGCAGCTTGGCCAAAATTGATTGTTGTAGCGTTGGCATTGTACATACCAAATGTTGTACTAGTTGTGGTTACGCTGGTTGTAAACGATGGACTAGTGGTTGAAAATACACCACTGCTTGAAATAGTTGCAGCATCCGTTGCGCCGCTATTCACAACAAAGTGTATAGCATTTGAACCATATGTGCCTATGGCCAAATCAGTACTAGCCGCGGCTAGATACACATTGCCTGCTGTATTAAATGCGCCAGATCCAGTAAACGTACTAGAGTTCATACCAAACTCACCGTAGTTGGTTGTGGCAGATCCTAAATTATTACTTACGTTAAAGTTTGTGCTTGCACTAGAGTTGTTGCTGGTATTTTGTAAAATAATCTGGTTGTATCCAGCTGTGCTGTTGGCAAAAGTGGCCAATATACCAGTATCAGTATAGCCAATGGTTGAACCAGTTTTTAGCAAAGTGTTCACTACAGCATTGTTAGTAGTCAATTGATTATTGACGGTGGTTGTACCAGTGCTAGCACCAATACCGATTGTAGTTGCCGCTCCGCCAATGTTTAACGTTGTAGCTGTGGTGTTTACAAGATTAAATGATGTGCTACTGCTGTCCACACTAGTTGTTGCTAAAAATGAGGCGGCCTTGATAGTACCATATGAGGCTGATACAAAGTCGCCACTAACGTTTTCTGTACCAGTGTTGTACCATTCCAAATAACCACTGTCATTGGCCAATACCAATGCAGCATTTTGATCAGCACTGTTAGCATAATAGTGCATACGTAAACCAATGTCTTTACCGTCATTGGTAGCCCATGTGCCACCTACACCACCTGATGGTGCATGTAGTTCAATCAAATTGTCAGTATAAACTGTATTAGTAGCTCCAACATAGTCAGTAGCACCGCTAACAGTTAGTGTTCCGCTTACAATCAAATTGTTGTTGACTGTTGTACTGACTGCTGTAGCTGTAATTGCTGTGGTACCTGCTGAAGCAATTGTCACAGTACCGTTGTTAGCTACAGTGACATTACTAGTACCATTTTGAATACTGTTAATATTTGCATTGGCATTGCTACCAGAGCTGGTAACTTGTAGTGTACCACTGACATCGCTAATTGTAATAGATCCTAGTGTAATTGATCCTGGACCCACGTACAAGTGACTCCAACGTCTACTTGCAACACCTAAACTATAACCAGTGTTTACGGCAACGTTTTGTCCAGTTGTTGTTCCAACTGTAACAGCTGCGCCGCCTGGTGCAAGACTAACAGTGATTGTTGTGCCGCTGGCTGATAATAGATAGTATACAGTTTGTGCTGTCAAACTACCTAAGTTAGCACCAAACACTACAGTCATGTTAACAACCATACCAGTTGTTGTTCCGACTGTAATATTTGCTCCACTACTTGCTGTTGCTGTGGTCACTACTGTATCTACAGCAGGACTAATGTTTTGATACGCGGCACCTAAGTAAGTTGTAACCGCATGTTGTGTTGGAACTTTAACGTCTGAGTTTTGACTTAATGTCCCGTCTGTTGAGAATTCGTTAATCTGTGCGCCAAGTTGTGCGCCAATTGAACCTAGTCGCAAGCTGGTCAAACCGCTCAAGTTGAACGCACTAGCATTCAATGTAGCTGCACCAGTTGCTTGGTTAACGCTGAAATAGTTACCTACATAAAAGTTACCAAGTTCGTCTGTTGACACATAATAAACACGACCTGGGAATGTGTAGTTAATTTGGTTAGCTGGAGTAGGACCTTGTGTTGGTGTCCCTGGATAGTTTGTCGTAGCAATACCGCCAGTACCAATTTGCAAGAAGTCATGCGACTGTAATCTAATCAAACTAAAGTTATAACGAACTTGAACTCCAACACCATCATTACTAGCCACGGTTTTTTGTTGTGCTAGAGTTAAAATAGTAACCGCTGTACTGTTAACTGTAGCTGTACTTACAGCACTGACAACATAAGCACTAGTATCGCCTGATGCAAATTGCAAACTTGCACCTGCACTAATAGTTCCGCTTACTCCACTCAATACTAATACATAATTTGATTGTCCGCCTACTACTGTTGGAGTTAAAGTTGCTCCGCTAGAACCACCTGTTACTAAGTTGGTTGTATTGAATGTTCCGCTGGTAGCTTTATAGTACAAGTAACCAGTTTGCACACTAGTAACTACACCAGTAGCGCCACTAGTTGCTTGTGTAATTGTTTCACCTTGTGTGAATGTACCGGTTGATAGTGCGGTGTTATAGGTTAACATACCGCCGTATACTGTACCAGTAATTGCTGTTTCTGTACTTAGATAACCTAAACTAACAGCACCATATGTACCATAACTGTTATTACCTGCAATACTACGGATCAGACCACCACCGCTGGCTGTATAGCCCATGTAGCAATAGTACGTGAACACTGATACAGCTTCTGCTTTACCGCCATTTGCACACCATAAACCTACACCGCCGTCAAGCACCATGTTGTAGGCCCAGAACACCATACTCTTGTTGCCGCTTGCTTGAACGCTTCCGTCTACAATAGCACCAACACCACCTGTACTCTTTGCAGTACAGTCTTTTACATATGGACTTTTTGTAATTACTGAGCTAGGATTTAATCTTAAATAAACACCGCCAATTGTAGCACGGGTAATATCAGTTGGATAACTTCCGTTGATAGCAAAACCAGTCATACCAGTTAGTAACAAACCTTGTAGTAAAGTTTGGTCACTTAGATAGAACATGGTACTTAAATTATTAACTACTGGACTAGCATCTGTACTTAGATATGTGAATGTTAATGTGCCACTTGGTGTTGAATTCGATACTGCACTCATTACCAATGTTGTACTGTTAGTTACACTGACAACTTTTTGCCCGCTTGAATAACCTGTACCGGTCACAGTCATGCCTGCTAAAATACCGCTGGTAGACGAAACAACTAGAGTGGTTGTATTACCACCGCTGACATAATTTGTACTAGCAGTTCCTGTTAATGCTGCAATAACAGTATCACGCATACTGTCGCCAACGATAGAAACGTTTGCAGGCACTGTGATAGGTAAAGTTTCGTAATATGTACCAGTCTTAACATAAATTGTTGCTGGTCCTGTAACTTGACTACAGGCATATTTTAATGTTTTAAATGCTTGGTTTAAACTAGTGCCGTTGTTGCTGTCATTACCGTTGATACTAACATAAAATACATCGCCTTCGATAACTGGACTTTGCCAAATAGGATATCCACTGGAACCAACTGTTAGTACTTGGCCATAACTACCGATAGGCAAATTGGTATTGCCACTTCCGCCATAGTAAGTTATATCACCAGCTGTTGTATTGGCTGTTGCTCCGCTGGCCATGATTTGCCAAAAACCTGATGAAAGATCAGTGGACCAAGAACTGGATGTATTGGCTGTTACACAAACATAACTGTTGCCGCCGTAATATACAGCATCGTTTATGCTATAAGCTGTGGTGGTTGCCCAATTGCCACGCCAGTTTAATCTAATTTTTCCTAAGTTTACAGTGGTTATACTCATAGTTTTTCCAATTTCTAATATTTATCAATAACTATACGTGGCAATCAAATTGCCGCTGGCGTCAATGCTATAGCTATATTGGTTTGTTCCGACATCTACTGTGGCATATAAATCTGAACCGCCAGACTGTAGTTGTACATTTGAATCAGTTATTTGTGTGTATTGCAAATTTCCACTAGCATCTACAACAAAAGCATGTACCATCGTAGTGGCCAATGCTCCTTTCATGTAAGTAGCAACGTTGGATAGCGTACTTTGATAGCTAGTTGGTCCTGCTGGATCTACTACATAGATTATAGTGGCGCCAGATAGCGTGGATTCTGATGGCAGATCTGTAATTTTAATTGACATACAATTATCCTAGTACAAAATAGTAGCCGCTTCCGCCTGCTACATAAGTGTCTAGCTCTTTGTCTAGACGGTCAAAATCTTCTTTGGCACTTGATTTCAAATCAGATCCATTCATCTGAATTGGACTTCCTGGGCCAGCAATACTGGCAAACTTGCTACGTGCTTCACCTAACATCTGTTTACAAACAGCCAAGGTATAGTCTTTCAACCATTGCTTGGCATATACATCTTGTAACAAGACCCAGTCTGGACGGAAATTATAACTTTGTACAAGAATCTGTTCGCCTTGTGCAAACGGACGTTGTAGAATTGTTAGTAAATGGCTAGTTGGTTTCCATTTAAATTCAATATAACTACCAAACATACGTCCAACTAGTTTTTGATAACCAGCAAATGCTTCATAAGTTGCTAGTCCGCCCATCATGCTACCACTCATCAAGTAAGTGTTTGTGTACGCCAAGTTGAATGGTTCGAACAATGTTCCACCTGCACCCATACCACTTCTTGAACCGATAGCACGACGAAATACCTGACGAACTTCAATAACTTCGTCGGGCAATTTATATTCATTTGTATCCTGAATTAGTTCTATAAACAAATAGCTTTCTTCCACAGCATTTGGGCTTTTTTGTCTATAGCGATTTAGTGCTCTATCCAGTGCTGCTTCATAGTGTGCTGGGTCTAATTCCACCTCAACCATGCCGTCGCCTAGCATTAGTTTGACATAGTCAAATACCTTATTTCTTTCAGCTGTTGGGTCGGATAGCGTTGTAGGTGCGAAATCGTCCATAATTAGTTCCTCATACATATTTAGCTTCGATAAATATCATTATGCCACGCTTATCACTTTATAAACCAGAAAAGGGCAATGACTACAAGTTCATTGACCGCCAAGCCAGCGAGATGTTTCAAGCTGGCGGAACCGATGTCTATCTGCACAAATACTTAGGTGCTGGTACAGACCCAGCTAATGCTACAGCTGATCAGCCTAATTATGCTAATACAGCAGTAACAAACATACAAGATTTGCTATTTTTAGAAAATCGTGACAGAAAATACGACTCGGAAATCTACAGAATTCGCGGGCTTTATAATGTACAAAATATTGATTTTAATTTGAGCCAATTTGGCCTGTTTATTGACAACGATACCCTGTACATGACCATACACATTAACGATTTTATCAAGTATATTGGGCGCAAACCTATCAGTGGGGACGTTATAGAACTTCCGCATTTGCGTGACGATTTTGCTCTTAACGATTTTGACTTTAGTTTACCACGTTATTATGTAATCGAAGATGTAGGCCGTGCTAGCGAAGGATTTAGCGTAACTTGGTATCCACATTTGTACAGATTAAAACTTAAACGAATTACAGATAGTCAGCAATTTGCACAAATCTTTAATCAGCAAGCCTTGGATGCCAATGGAGATCCAGTTGCAGGAACTACTCTTAAAGATTTGCTCAGTACATATAATAAAGAAATTGAAATTAACAATCAAGTTGTTGCCCAAGCTGAAGCAGATGCTCCTAAGAGTGGTTATGAAACTCGTCAATTTTATACTCTTGCGGCCAGTGCTACTGGCGGGCAAACTACACTACAGGCCGCAGATGATGAAACTGTCAATGCTAGCAATGCAGGACAACTTGCCAGTGGTACGTACGGTGTACCATTGCGTACAGGTTATACAGGATACTTGGTTGGAGATGGTTTTCCAGTTAACGGATATGCGTTTGGATTTGGTGTTAATTTTCCAGCGGCGCCAGCTAACAATGACTTTTTCTTGCGTGTAGATTTCTTACCTAACAGATTGTTTAGATTTGATTCTGGCACAGGCGGATGGGTAGCTGTAGAAGATAGTGTACGCATGACTATGACACAAACTGATACTCGTAGCACACTTAAAACTGGATTTATCAACAATAATCTTTGGACTTATTCAGATGCAATTGCCACAACATTTGCAACATTTACACAAGATCAAATTGATGCAGGAGTTAGTCTTATCAGTACAACTTTACCATCTGCTCCAGTGGGAATTTATGTAGTTTTAAAACTAGACAACATACTAATTGATTATGCTGTCAGTGATTATCCAAACTTAATTACAACTTATAGAAAAACTCCATCAAGTCCATTGTTGTTAAGAATTAATTTACCTGTAATTGGCGGTGAACAACAGACAATTCCTTACGCTGGACAATGGACTATTACCTTATACAACGATAGAGAAGAACAAAGACAAAGCATCAGCAAAGTGCTTAGACCAAAGGCGGATTTATAATGCACATCTATATAAACAAGGAGGCTTCGGTTTAACGCCGTTGTACTATTATACAATTCTTCTACGATGCGCAAATCAGACGATATATTACGCAGACTATTCGTGCGTTTAGTAATTTTGTGGTAAAATACGGTGACGGTAGTTTACATCGTATACCTGTAATGTATGGAGATGCTGAACGTCAAGTAGCTAGCATTATTAGACAAAACAGTGAAAATATTGTAAACTCTGTTCCACGTATCAGTATCTATGTTACAGCTCTAGCATTGGATCGAGATAGACTAGCTGATCAAACTTTTGTAGATACAGTTAATATTCGCGAACGTGCTATAGATCCTCGCACTAACAAATACTTGCCTGAACAAGGTAAAAATTATACCATTGAACGTTTGATGCCAACACCATTCAAACTTACTATGAAGTGCGATATTTGGAGTGCCAATACAGATCAAAAATTACAAATACTTGAACAGATTTTAGTCTTGTTCAATCCTAGTCTAGAACTACAAACTACAGACAATTATATTGACTGGACCAGTTTAACTGTATTAAACTTAAATGATATTAACTGGGATAGTCGAACAGTTCCTGTAGGCAATGACACACCAATTGACATTGCTACCATAACACTAGATACTCCTATATGGATTAATCCGCCAGTTAAGGTCAAACATTTGGGTGTTATTACAAAAATTATTAATAACATGCATGGTTCTGCTGTTAATAGCGGAACTTATATTGAAGGGTTAGGTTCATCAAGCGACCCATTAGGATCGACTACAACTTTTCAAAATCAATTTGACGAATTGACTATCAGTATTACTGGTTATAAATTAGAAGTATACAACAATCAAGCTATTTTATTAGAGCCACACGAAAGTACAGTTCCATTGGAGCCTACATTAGATATTCCAGAACGTCAAGGCACACCAGTAGACTGGATGGCCATTATGCAACAATACCCTGGAAAATATGTTGCAGGTTCAAGTAGACTATTTTTAACACAAGCAAATGGTAGTCAAATTGTAGGTACTGTGGCTATCGATCCGTTGAACTATACAATCATGCATGTTCAATGGAATCCTGATACACTTACATCTAACACAGGAATTGATAGTGCGGGTTTACTAGATCACGAATTAGGTTACGATTTATCACATTGCTATAGACCTAATAGTCCTGGCACATTTGATGCTATTATAAATCCACAATCATTTAATCCAAAACGTCCTCAAAAACAAGATACAGATCAGCCTATTGCTGTGGGCACACGATACTTGATAATTGACGAAATAGGTAGTACACACAATGCACCAGGCAAAGGTGCTAGTGCATGGCAGGACATCTATGGACATGATTTCGTAGCAGAAGTAAACGACATCATCGAGTGGACAGGGGAAACATGGACTGTAGTTTTCCACGCAAACCAAGACAAAGACACCTTAGTGTGGCAAACGAATATATACACTGGAGTACAATACCTGTGGAACGGAGTTTCCTGGGCAAAGAGTTTTGAGGGTGTATATACATCAGGTCAATGGAGTCTAGTCTTGTAAAAGAATCGATAGTTTGTAGCGGAGCATTGTTCTACGCCAAATCTACACGAAGATTCTTACTGTTACAAAAAGCACATGGCAAGCATGAAGGAACTTGGGGTTTAGTTGGTGGTACTAATATCACTGGCGAAACTCCATGGCAGGGCTTACAACGAGAAATTGCTGAGGAAATTGGTACAATACCAAAAATCTTAAAAACAATTCCGTTAGAAACATTTGTATCAAATGATAAAGTGTTTAACTTTCATACCTATCTCTGTGTTATAGAAAAAGAATTTGTTCCTGAACTAAGTGATGAACACATTGCTTGGGCATGGGCAACTATCGACCGTGCGCCTAAACCCTTACACCAAGGTCTGCGTAATAGCTTTTCGAGCAAAACAATACGTACAAAACTTCAAACTGTATTCGACTTAGTGGAGTTGATATGAAAGAAATTGTTCGTATGTTCCCTACTACCGTAGGGTTTTATAATAATCTAGATTTTTCCATACATGCTGATGTTAAAGAAGTTGTCAAAGACAAATTATTAACTAGTAGCTCTAACTTTTTTCAAACTAAAACAGGTGTTCATAAATTTAAAGAATTTGAAAAAGTAAATTATTTTGTAAAAAGTGCTGTATTTGATTTTGTAAAAGAATGTGGATACGATATAGAGTTTAATGAGCTGTATATTGCGGATAGTTGGGCCAACATT